AGTTTGTTGTGATCATGCATAAACAAAGCTCAAGCCAGAACATAGAAAAAACCGCAAATCTGAACGACCATGACACAACTAAAAATGACGATGATAAAATAGAAGAACGTAATAATGAATTGGTGAAAGAGGGTGTTTCATCTAAAATTGATCTAATGACTCCAGATAAAGATGCGAAAGATAGTAACGAAAACACTAAAGCCGTTGAATCAAGGAACGATGTTGATACCATCAAAAACACAATACCTAATGACATAATTAAAGCTCAAGATTCATTATATTTTATCGCAGACACTGTTAAGGCAGCTCAGATTGAGAATGAAGAGCTCGCTAAAGCCGCAGCAAATCAAGCACTACTAGCTCTAGTTAAAAACCCAAGTACCTCACGATCGATAGTAACTTATAACGGATTTCCTTCAGTCAATACGACGAATTCTTTAAGTTCATATTATGTATTTATTGATGGTTCAGCTGATAATTTTTCATTTCCAAGTTTGTTTACTGTAAGTAGTACTTTTAATTCTGAATATGAAATAGCACAAAATGTCAGGATTAGTCCAGTATTAGCCGCTACAATGGAAGATGCTCCAATCATTAAAAATAGTATGGAAGCATTTAAACAAGGGATTGTAAAAAGTGTCCCCATTTGGAATAACACCTATAGTGCATCCATCCTTGATCCTTATGAGTTTTCTGATAATATGCTAGCTGCCAATCTAGTGTACGTTGGAATGTCTAATAATACTTATCTTCAAAGTGTTTGGCTTTATCGGATGTTTCAATGTTTAATATCAGGACTCGCTAGCGAGAATCTTATTTTTAAGAATATTAAGTATGGAATACTTACCCCTATTGAGACCAACAACGCAATGAGTCAATCATTGACTGAACATAAAATAGTACGTAATGGTATACCGCATCCTACATTTGCTGGTGCGTATAGTCTTTATACTCCAATGGTTCTACAAATGGAAAATGATTTATATAACAATGGAATCATGGGATCTGCCCCGAGTTTTAAAGTCAGTGTTGAAACGGTGATCGCAAGATTAAAAATGGATTCAATTGCTCATATTGTTACTGATCAATTTTCGTCGGCTTTAACAATGAATTCATTTGATCGTTTGAAAAATCGATGCTTAACAAGTGCTACCCATAGAAATTTAGTAGCGTCATGTTACCCTGATACTTATACATTTGATTTTATGCCTGATTCGATATATAACGTAACTTTATCTTATATGCCTACTCCCAAAGAAACCTATGATTCAATTCTTTATATATTAATGAATAATGACGTGAAAAATAGATTTATTAAAGTTTTCAAAGACACCCTTCGTCAAATGAATGTACTTACGGTCGGTAATAAATCTCTACATATAATGAGCGGTATTACAGCAATCAGTTCTCGTCCTGATATGTCAGCAACTTTTCTTAGTGATGTTACCAACGCACTAACATCATCAAATTCGGAAATATTTTTAGATTTTCTAGCAGCAGAATTTTATGGCAGTGCTTTTGTTGATGTTCGCTTTACATCAGCTATGGCTAACAATTTATTTCTCAATTCATTAACAATAACAGAAATACTGGTTCTATTTATACCTTTTCCCAAAATTGCTTGGAGTTCGCAAGTTACGTTAGGTTCCGCGCTATATCGTTTGTTACAACAATATGCAGGACAGGAATTAAATAAATGGATTGGTATGTATGGGTTGTTTACTCATCTAGATGAAGCTGGTAATTTTGTAAGACGTGATTTAAACGAAGCTGATTATAATAACCACCTTTTGGTAGATGAACGTATTTATTATTCTTTTTTAGTTCCGTGTGCTAATGCAACTGGAAGAAATCAGTGCAAAATTATAGGTGATATATATGATTTGATTACTCCTCGAGGGGCTAGGATAGAGTTAATTAATAAAGCCAATGCGAACCTCCCTTATTTTAATAGATCTTATGATTTTTATGTTTCTTGGAGGCCTATGAAACAGTATCAATGTAACGTTGATTCTCCTATCGCTCAAAGTATTCAAGCAATTATAAATTTTCAGAAACGTGTTATGAACCATGCTATTAAAATTAAAGAAATAACATCTCAGAAAACTACCCTTTCATGGATTAGTGAATTGTTGGCCATCCTTAGCGTGCAAGGAGCGGTTATCGGTCAGGATTACCATGTGTGTTTAGGACGTATGTTTTCAATATTAGCCAATACCGGATTGAGTTTGATTGATACATTTGATGAAAACAGACCATATTTACAAACGAGATCAATAGGTTTTGGTTCTTATAGACCTTATGAACCTGGAGCAACAACTAATCAATGTATATCAACTCCTATGTCAGAAATGATCTCAGATACAAAAATTTCCTATTACTTATTATGTAAACAGAGTACAGTTATTACAGATGACGTTTATGTGGTTGGTGCCGGACCTGAGTATAATCAGGCTATATATCCTACTATTCCAATATTTGATGGCAAAACAATATACGAGTTTATTTATTCCGTTATATGTGAGAGTAGAAAGTTCGTTGAGATGTTGTATGTATTTTCTCAAGTTAATTTGGCCGGACAGGATCCACACTTCCAACAGATACGTGATGCTATTGCGGGAACGAATACTGCTGGTACGAGTCGAAAATTGCTAGCTATGATATCTGATATTTATAAATATCCTTTGGTCGAAATGTGTAATATTCTTTTAAATGGTAGTCGCGTTGTTGTAGCAGATCCACGCCTTTTCATGGTAACACCGTATTTTATCGACTATCAACGTAATAAGGTTAGAGACCAGTTTGCAGATAAATTCCGAACGGGTGAGTTAATGATTCATGTTGACGAATGGTTCAATAAGAAATTAGACATATTTTCTCAGCTATTTTTATCTACTGAATCTCCTGTGTACAGTATGTCTACTGGTATTGCTTTCGGATACTTTTCTGTGACCGATTATAATCCTACAAGAACATTAGATGACGTCTGTGATCTTGAGAGATATACATTAGGTCAAGAAGTCTTTTTAGTTAATACGCAGCCGTTGAAAGAAGTGGGACATGCTTTTAAATACAGAATGACGATCTTGCCCGGTGTTGATACTGATTTTTCACTTCCTAGTCAGATAAATATTAAGCACATACTTGTTATTCCTGATATTAAATTATTGACTATGGAGAATGCCGTAAATTTTATTAAGGAGGCTGTTGAGTTGGATAAGATAGTGGTTGAGTTTCCTAATTTGAATTATCGATATCAAATTAAAAATCAATTTTCGAGAGTTAATCCACCATACTCACCATCAATGTTTGAGAATACTATTGCGGATCAATCTAGTGGAAAGCATTTCTTTGAATTTTTTGATACAACAAGTTCAAGAGAATTCCATGTTATGAAACAGACTACTGATTATCTTCTGCTGCGGTATATTAATTGCGAAATACTTCATGAACAAATTCTTATTAGAGATATCTATGGACCCAATTCTGCGACTACACGTTTAGATTATAATTTTGATTTAGATTCATTTGGATTCGGATTAGATGAAGGTACAGTGTATCCTGTAACGAACATACCTAAAATCACTGGACGTACTGTTAATTTCAATAACGCAATTAAGTTTGTATCTGATAATTATAGTACCGATACTCCTGACCATAATGTTAAACCAGATGTCATCTTCTGAGTTGTGGTTTTCGGCGTCATATGGTTTGAACTTTAAGTGTATTTGGACAGATCACACACTTGTTGTC